AATGTTATCCCTGCTAGACTTAACATGATAATGCCCAGTAAGAACATACTCAAACTTGTCGAAGTGCTTATGATCATATCCTTGCTCTATAAATACGCCACGAATACTCTGGAATCCGCATAATTCTAAATGACCCAGTAAAATAGAACATGTTGTGTTTTCCAAAAACTCTGAAACAGCCATTTCATTTTCTGGATTTATCCAAGGAAGCAAAGCAACACAACCATCTTTTAGATTTATCTCTGTTGGTTCAGAGTATACATTCCAATTTGGATAATAAGAAACTAATTCATTTAAAGAATTTACTTTATTAGTATTTCTAAAAAATGTATCATGATTCCCACATATAATGTGTACTTTGATACCCATTTCTCTTAATGGTTCAAAAAATCTTTCTCTGACAGCATTTAGTGTTTTAAAATTAATATATTTTCTTCGATCAAATAGATCGCCTAAATGAAAAATTGTTGTAATATTATTGTTTTTGATATATGGAAATAACTGATTTTCAAAAAAAGAAAGTGTATATTCCAATACAATCGTAGAATCGGCTTTATAACCAAAATGTGTATCGTTAAGTATTATTGCTTTCATTATTCAAATATATCTAATTTTGATGATTTCTTTTTTTTCTTTATTTTTGATTTTTTTGGATTTGTCATTTCATCAAATCGTTCCATATCGGAATCAGTTAATCCAAAAAAATCTTTTCTTCCTATATCTACTCCAGCATAAACTTCATTAAACCAATTTTGAAAGTCTTTATTGTTTTGTTGTTCGGCAAATTTAAATTGAGTGTATTTTTCTTTTTTTTCTTTGTTTATGATACGAACAAAAGAAAACCAGCATATTTGGGTTAAATAACCAAACGGGCTGGTAGAAAGTTTTGGATCAAAGTTATCTATGTATGTTATGCAATTTAAAACACCATCTGATACCATTTCTTCTCTGTATGGATAATTTGCAAAATTAGGTCTATAAGAAAGTCTTGATGCTATTTTTAAAATACATTCGCCTATGTAATCAGGCAATTTTGGTTTTTTGCGTCCTGCATTTTCTGCATCTTTTAACTTTTTTTTATATTCAACCAAAGCATCGTAGAGAGCTTGATTATCTACATAATCAGCATCAGATGGTTTGGATTTCTTTTTCTTTGGCTTTTTCACAATATTATTATAGCTTATACATCGACTAAATCAACATTTGATTTACTTAATTTAAACATCCAGTAATCTACCATTTCATCCATCATTTCTTCAAATGTTATTTTTGGATTCCATCCAAGAACAGTTCTAGCCTTTGTTGAATCACCTCTGAGGTAATGTAATTCCTCGGGACGACAATACTTTTCAGAAGTCTCTACGTATTTTTTTGAATCTAAACCAATCTTATCAAATACATAGTCAACCATTTCCTTTACCGTTCTCGTCTCTCCGGTTGCAATTACAAAGTTATCTGGCTCTTTGTTTTGAAGCATTAACCACATTGCTTCCACATAATCCTTTGCGTGGCCCCAGTCTCTTTTAGCGTTTATATTTCCAAGTACCAATTTATCTGCCATACCAAGTTTAATTTTTGCAGCTTGAAGTGCTACTTTATTGGTTACAAAATTAATTCCTCTTCTGGGAGATTCATGGTTAAATAAAATTCCTGAACAGGCAAAAATACCATAAGATTGACTGTAATTTCTGCAAAGAGTATGTGCATACAATTTGGCACAACCATAAGGACTCACTGGTATCATTGGCGTAGTCTCTCTTTGAAATCCATCTAAATCTTGAGAATTTCCAAACATTTCTGATGTGGACGCGTGATAAACTTTTGAATGCCGTGAAAATCTTCTAACAGCTTCCAAGACAGCCAGTGTTCCACCACCATTTACATCTAACGTATACTGTGGTAATTCAAAAGAAATTTGAACGTGCGATTGAGCAGCCAAATGATAAATTTCGTCGGGTTGCAATTTTTGTATAATGTTTTCAATACTTAAAGCATCGGTTAAATCAGCATAATGCAAATTTATTAAATTTTTATCATATAAATGTTGAATTCTTGTTGTTTGAGATTCTGGAACAGAATTTCTTCTAATTGTGCCGTGAACAGTATAATTTTTAGTTAACAAAAATTCTGCAAGGTAAGAAGCATCCTGACCATTTGCACCGATAATTAAAGCTGTTTTCATATTAATTTATATTCCTGTTAACAATATTACAAATATAATCTATTTCATCATTAGTCATATCTGGATTATTTGGTAAATACAATCCATTATCATGAATAATATCAGAAAAGGGATATGTTTTTCTACCATACACTGTATAATAAAATGGTTGTCTTGACATAGATCCACCAACCAATGGGCGACATTCTACATTATTTGTATTTAAATCTTTTACGATTAAATTTTTATTTGGATGTATTATTGGATAAGCAAAATTGCTTACAAAATTTGAATAATTAATTTTCCAATATGAATTGGAAATGTTTTTATGATATCTTAAAAAATTAAAATATCGTTTTTCATTTTTTTCTTCTAATGTTTTTAACTGTGATAAACCTATGTAAGCCTGAAGATCTGTCGATCTTAAATTAAAACCCGGATAGTAAAAAGTATAAAAATTTGTAAAATCATCTACATTAAATTTTTCTTTTAAACTATTTTGTGTTTCTTTACACAAATCACGACTCCATCCATGAGATCGTATTGATTTTAAAATTTCATACGTTTCAAAATCATTTGTAGAAACCAAACCGCCTTCTATGGTTGAAAAATGATGACCATAGTACGTTGAAAAAGAAGACATTAAACCAAATGTTCCAGTTTTTTTCTCACCATACATTGATCCAACACTTTCACACGAATCTTCTATTAAAATCACATCATATTTTTCACAAATTTCAACTATCTCTTTCATTTTATTTGGAAAACCTAAAACATGAACTAAAATAACACAGGAAGGATTTTCTTTTTTGCATATCTCTTCTAAATGCTTTGGATCTAAACCTAAAGTTTCTTTATCGGTATCACAAAGAATTAATTCCATCCCTAATTGCATTATAGGTGTAATAGTTGTTACCCAAGAAACACACGGAGCAACAATTTTATTATTTTTTAATTTGTTTGAGACTTTTAACGCCTGAAACATTGCTAAATTGGCTGAAGAACCAGAATTAACAAAAACAGAGTATTTGACACCTAGCCACTTAGACCAAGCCTCTTCAAATTCTTCTGTTAATTTTCCTTTTGTGAGTTGTGGGTGAGTTTTTAACCATAAACACAAATCATCTATTTCATTATTTCGAATAGTATCTTTAACTAATTTGATTGGAAGATTCATCACTTATACCTTTATAAATTTTAACAGAATTTTCTGAAAGAGATTTTTCTGTTAAAATACATTGATCTATCATCTTATTTATTGCTTGAACTAATACTGGTCTTTTTTGTTTAAAACAAATATCTACTTTTCTTTTTATATCGGCTAATTCATCATTTGTTTTAGCAAGACCAGCCATGTCTTCTAAAAACCAAGTTCTAATATGCAAAATGCACAGTTTTTCTATAACCTCTCCAATATTATCTGTGTTAGTATAATCAGCTGGAAGATCGGGAATGGTTTTTGAAACCAATGTAGTACTTACTACATTTTTTAAAATTTCTTCAATATTAATTGCAATATTTGTGTTTTTCATTTAATTCCTTTACTGTTTCGTTTAATACAAAATCTTTATCATAATTGTTTACTTTAACAGAACTATAAAAAATATTTTTTCTATACAGTGAAGGTCTATCAAATTTTTCAATAACATAATCATAATAATTTAAATTCATTTTTTTGTATAAATTTTGAATAAAATCATTAATATTAGTTAAATGACCAGACCCAATTATAATATCTTCTCCAACTATATCATGTTTTAATACAGAGTCAATTATTATTTTTGGGTGAATTATATCCCTATAATAGTGTGTGTCACCTATTTCTATTTTTATTTTGTTTAAAATAGAATCAAATATTTTACTAAAAAGATATCCTTCTTTTCTATAAACAGAATTAAAATTAAAAGGATAAACTATAGAAACATTTGGATATTTATTTTTATTTTTTAATTCTTCTGTAATTTCATATTTTGAATTTGTATAATTGTTCATAATAAAATTAAAAGGACTATTTAATGATATAGGTCCACTTAAATTATTCCATAATTCTGCAGTAGAATAATAAAATATTTTTTTAGCATTTAAATTTAATATGATTTTTTTTACTAAATTTACATTTGTATCAAAAAAACATTTTTTAAACTTATCATCATTTGCTAAAAATGTTCTTTGTTCAGCAAAACAAATATGAACACTGTCCCAATTGTTATTTTTTAAATAGTCTTCATCTATATTTCTTGAAGAAATTTTTATATAATTTGCAGGGAAATATTGTGCTAGTTGTGATGTTTCACCGATTACCAAATTTTTCATTTATTTCCTTATCTATTAAGTCATAAAGTCTATCAGGTGTATCAGGATGTGATCCAACCCAAAGTTGTTTTGCATGTTCTGTTAGATTATAATCTGACATAGTTACCCAATTTATTTCTCTTTCTGTATTTCCTGTTGATATATAAGTTTTATTCTTATTATATAAATTTTCTTTTACGTGAGTAAAACAAAATGGACCACTACCTCTTCCAATGATTATATCACATAATGTAGAAATATACGAAATTTCATTTAAATTAGAGTTTGTTTTTTCTGAAATTATACTATTACAATCAACTATATTTTTTAAATCGGTGGGAAAAGCATGTGTAACATAAAAAGTACAAGAAGGATGTTTTGAAGCCAAATTTACAATCATAGGATTCATATCAAAATTCATTGCTTGTCCCGACATACACATACCATTTGATATTAAAATATTTTTGTCTAATGTAATTTTTATATCATCAATAGAATATTTGCTGTAATCAATTTCTGGAATATAGTCTAATTCATTTTTTAATTGTATATTTAATATATTTGCAAAAGATGAATACATATTGTAATTATTTTTAATATTACAACACCCAGTAGAATTACACCATTTATAGTGGTGTTGACCAATCCATGTTCCACAAAATAAAATATTATTTTCTATAAAAAAGCCAGCTTCATTTGGATGAGTTTGTTGTGCTGGCATTAGAGAAGAATATTCTACTGAAACGTCTCTTAATATAAATGGACACTTTTTATGTGTATAAAAAGATTTAATTGGTATTTTTGAAATAAAATCTTTTATAAATTCTCTGGAATAATGTAAATCACCGTTTCCAAATAAATTAAAATAATATATTGTATGTATTTGTGTTGTCATAGTTTTTTATTTATAACGAACGTGTTTGTCTATCTGATAATATTTTATGTTTGGGTTTATACTAAAAATATAATGTGATATATTACTGGTTGTAATAATAATTTCATCACAAGCAGCTAAAGATAATACATCAATAAAAACATCTTCAGCTAATTTTTCTTTATGTTCAGGATACTTTCCAGTATGTATTGGATCATGATTGTCACTTCTGATAATTTTTTCATTTAAATGTAATTTATCACCATATTTGTTTTGAAACTTATTAACAATTATATTTTCATCCGTTGCTAAGAAAATATAATCATAATCTTTTATTTTTTCATCTATCTTTTTAAAATAATATTCACATGGTAAAATAGGTCCATGAATCCAGTGATCGGTTTGTCGTACATGAACACCAAGAGTTTTTGGTTTTATATTTATTTTTTCTTTGCAGTTTTTATAAAACTCATTTTCAAAATAATTGAAATGTTTTAGTGTTTCGTGTAAATTTTGAAATCCAGATCTATCATCATTGTTTTTTATATTATTTTCAGCTATCACAATATATGGAAAACCAACATCAACAGCAGTTTGGTATATTTTCTCGTTATTAATTTTAGAAACATCTTGATTAAAAAAATACTTATCAAACATATTATAATTCAAGTCTTGATAATGAACATTATTCCAGTCACAATAAAAATCAATATTATTAATTTTTAAATGATGCAAACTTCCTAGAATAGTATTAAAATCAGAAAAAAATCCGCAACTTCTCTTTTGTGTTATTATGATAGTCATATATTAAAAATAAGGATTTAATAAAATTTGCGTTAATGAATCATTGTGACCATCTTTTTGATAAAAAAATGGTTTTTTCACAGATAATACTGTGTGATTTTTTAAATTTAAAGCAACACATTCGTCACAATATCTGGATATAGATATACATTCTTGTAATGTATTTATAGTAGAGTTAACATACTCTTTTGTAATATACAAAATTGCATGTATTCCCAACATATTATATACACGTAAATACGATTCATCATAAATTGAACTTATAGTTCCCCCCATTGTGGAAACATTTCTTACCATACCATATTGGTGTGTTCCAAGATATAAAGCATCACATTTTGGTAAATCTATATTTGTTTTAAAATTTGTTTCAACGATGGCGCAATCATCTTCTAAAATTAAAAATGGAGGTTCAAAAGTTTTTAATGCTTTTATGTGAGCTTCTGCAACAGAATTTGTTTTTTTTTGTTGAATTTCAATAAATGACAATCCATTTTTATCAATAGATTCACCATTAATTTCAATAATCGTTTCAAATCCTATTTTTTCAATAAGAGATTGCATTGATTTTTTATAATCAAGTGATTTTGGATGTGTAACCCAACATGTTGGTATTTTTTTTAAATCAATTAGCATCTTTTACTATATCGCTTTCATCTTGGCCATATTGAAACTTTGAATGTGGTGTACTGCCATTTAGATGTTTGCCATAAGATTTATCGTTAGTGTAAAAATGAGATACACCGCTAAAATGTTCTGGAATAAAATAATAGCTTGGATAAATTCTCAATTTTGTATATCTTAAATGTCTAACAATATTTGTGAGCAAAACTGGTCCTGTTACTTTCCATGCATTTAAAGGTCCAAAATAAATCTGTTCTTGCATACCAATATGGTGTATTAACTGCGACATCAACTCATTATTTTTGCAAGAACCGATATGTCCATTGTGGATTAATCCAGTAACAGAATATTCATTTTCCCAACAAGCAAAAGAATCATTTTGCAAAAATAATTCTTCTAATGGGTTCAAACATACTGTGTCTGCGTCTATATAAACACCCCCATACATATGGAGTAATTCATATCTAAGTATGTCGGCTTTTCCGGCCATTTCTTCCATTTGATGAAATTGTTTTTTATTTTTTAATTCTGGTAAATTTTCATCAGTCCAAAGCATATAATCCCAATCAGGATGCTTGGATTGCCATGTTTTCATGATTTTACTGGGTCTTTTTGATTGGTCACCCAACCAAATTTGGTGTATAATTTTTGGAATCATAAGATCTTGCAGCTATTATAGAGTATCAAAAACTAAAGTCAAATATATTTATTTGACATTCTCTAGAGTTACTTTATAATACATCTTAAAAGATGAATCTAGAGAACCTTAAAGAACTTATTACTAAAGACTCTCAAATAGACTCTACAGAGTTAGGAGTAGAGTCTCTTAAGATACCTCAAATACACTCAAAGTATCTTACGATTTTATCAGATGTCAAATTACTTTTGGCAAAACAACAAAATGATTTGGCAATTTTAAAATTGCGTAAGTGGAAAATTTACACAGGTAAGGCTTCAAAAGAAGAACTTGAGGCATGGAATGAAGAGCCATGTGATTTTACATTATTGAAAAGCGATGTAGAACAATTTGTTGAAGCAGATCCAAAAGTTATTGAACTAAAATCTAAAGTTGCTGTAACCGAAGTAAAACTTCGTATTGTTGAAGATTTTTTAAAATCGCTAAACAACAGAAATTTTATGATAAAGTCTGCTATTGATTGGCAAAAAATGATGAACGGAATCATCTAAATATTATGTGGATTTAGACGTTGAATCTATTGATGAAGTACGATATTATGTGAAAACCGAAAAAGGAATTAAACAAGAATTGAGAGATTATTTCTCATTCATGGTTCCCGGTGCTCAATATATGCCATTGTACAAAAAGCGCATATGGGACGGAAAAGTTCGGCTCTATGATATTCTTTCATCCACTCTGCCTAGAGGTCTAAAAACTTATTTACAAAAATTTTGCAAAGATCGTGGTTATGAGTTAAATATAAAGGAGACTCAGAACCCATTATGTGTTACCGAGGATCAACTTCAGGATTTTTACGAATCATTGAAGGTTTCGGTACGCAAACAACCAGTCAAAATGCACGACCATCAGAAACAGGGTATTTTGCATGTATTGAACAATCATCGTTCGGTCTTGATATCACCGACTGGCTCAGGAAAAAGTCTTATTATATACGTATTGGTTCGATATCTTCAAAAGGTATTGCGTACAGATCGCAAAATCCTAATTTTAGTTCCAACAGTCGGTCTCGTCAATCAGATGGAGGCCGATTTTTTTGATTATTCTTGTCAAGATAAATCATGGTCTTGCAAGAAGTATATACACAAAATATCTGCTGGCGTAGATAAAGAAACAAATAAACAGATAGTAGTATCCACTTGGCAATCCATATACAAATTGCCCAGAGAATGGTTTGATCAATTTGATGCTATATTTTTTGATGAATGTCACCAAGCAAAAGCAGAATCTATAAACTTTATTGGTCAAAAACTCACCAAGGCTTGGTTTCGTTGTGGGACTACAGGAACATTACAACAAACACAAGCTCATAGATTGAGTATTGAAGGAATTTTAGGTCCAGCAGTTCAATTTATTCATACAAAGAATCTAATGAATAAAGGGTTGTTGGCTACACTCGGTATAGATTGCATTGTATTAAAATATACAGATCAAGAAAAACAATTATTAAAAAAACAAAAATATGCAGAAGAAATTAAATGGATAATAACTAATAATAAGAGAAATGAATTCATCTGGCAACTGGTCTCCAGAACAAAGGGCAATACGCTTGTACTCTTCAATTATGTTGAAGCGCAAGGGAAGCCTCTCTACGAACTTTGCAAAGAAAAAGCGGGAACACGCAAGGTTTATTTTATCTCAGGCAAAACAGAAGCAGAAGCCAGAGAATACATTCGAAGAATTATTGACTCTGAAAAAGATGCCATCTTGGTTGCTAGTTACGGCACTACTTCTGCTGGGATTAACATTGTCAATCTTGATAACATTATCTTTGCTTCCCCAACTAAATCAGTAATAAGACTTTTACAAAGCATTGGTAGAGGATTGCGTGTATCAGAAAAAAAGAAAACTTTGAAAGTATTTGATATTGTTGATGATCTTTCTTGGAAATCATATAAAAATCACGTGTTCAAACATTTTGAAGAGCGTGTTAAAATTTATAAAAAAGAAAAATTTGATTTTAAAATATTTTCTATGGGTTTTACAGACCTGACACAAGATAAATAATTTAAAGGAGGACATTTAAATGTCCGATTCTATTCCCGAAACTGATTTGTCGGGTTCCTTGAAAGTCATTCGTTTATTGACTGGTGAAGAATTAATAGGAACTGCTATAGAAAATGATAATTCTATTATAATAAAATTTCCAGCAAGACTGGAATCATATATCACAAAAGATAATATGAACAATATGATAGAATATGTTAAATTAACAAATTATCTTTCAAGTATAAAAAACTTTGAAGCAAAAATTTTTAATACATCAATAGTATATTGTGGAGAGCCACAAGAAGAACTTGTAAAAATGTATAACGCATATTTATTGGCAATTCAGAGCGATCCAAAATCTATAATGACATCTTCTGCAAGCGATTCTGAAAATTCCAATGATCCGGGATTACTATTATTAAATGATCTTTTTACGAATGATGATTTTGTAAATTTTGTCAATGATTTGATAGAAACTTATGAAGATTCAGAATCTTTAAATGACGAAGAAGACGTAGAATCGGTTATAGAGGCCATCGAAGAAGAGATGCCCAAACCCCAACCCAAGCCAAAGAAACGCTCCAGAGTCAAACCAGAAACGAATAAGCTACCATATAATCCCGAGAAGCCACCTGAAAATCCAGAAAGCTGGTCTGACAACCCTTCTGATTATTTTTAAGCGGTATTTTTTAAATTTGATGGAGCATCTGGGTTTATTGTATAGTGTGAATATTTAAATTTGCATGTGGCTTTTTGAACCAATGCGTCTGCACTATCCGATTGAAACATGAATCCACTCAACGCTACAGGTATTATATGGTAAAATTTAAAAGTTGTTGGAGGGGAATCGTTAAAACCATCATAAATTAATAAATTTGCTTGATGATGCCAATCTTGATAATTTAAATTATGATCATAATCATTTGCAATATTTGTTAAATTTCTCATCCAAGAATAAATACTTTTCCAATTTTGTAAATTAGAATCTATAATAAATTCAACGTTCAACAATTCAAATTGAATTGATTGAGTGGCAACTGGAATAGTTGTACCAAGAGTAGTGGGCTGTGGTTGATCACCTATTGAAATGCCGGGAATATTTACTTTTTGACACATCAATTCCATTTGTTTAGTTCCACGACCAAAAATTAAACGAAAGTAACTATTGTATAGTGGATTTATATTTGGTGAACATGTGGTCATAAAAATATTTATGGTAAAACAAAAACCTCCCGATTACTCGGGAGGTTTTCGAAGTTTTAATTATTACTTAGATTAAAAAGTTCCGCCGTGGAGACTCTTAACAGCAGTCAAACGGTAGTATTGGTTCAAGCCAGAGGTGAGGGTTTCACCGTCTGGAATACCTGCGCTGTTGATGACGTAGGGGTTGGCTACGACACCATAGCGAGTCTTGAAGGCAATACGTGGTTGGAAAGTGTTAGGATCAACTGCACGTACCATTTGTAGCGGAACGTATGGGCAGTAGAACAATCCAGCGTCGTATGGGGATTCACCCTTATAACCTACGCAGAAGAAGTTATATCCTGCTGGGCTATATGGATCAATGTACACACGGATCTTACCGTTGATTACGCCAGCAAAGGTGCTTTGAGTATCATCAACGTTAAGTTGTGGTGCAATTGCTGGGCTTAGGCTCATGAAACCAGACATTGCGAGTGCTGCAGCGGTATCGCTGTCGCAGATGATGAAGTTACCACGACCACGGCGAGTTTCCTTGGCGAGGTAATTGCATTCACGCTCAATTTGGAAGCTAAGACCACGGAAACGTTCAGCAGACCAACGACCGTCTGAGTCAATATCGAGATCGTATTCACCATCATTAGCAAGATCGCTTTGGACTGAACCTTGACGAGCAACGTAGTAAATTGTTTTGACGATTTCGCGGTTGATTTCAGCAAGAATTTCTGTGCTGAGAAGATTTGCGAGTTCGGCTTCAGCGTCAAGACCGTGAACAGCCTTAAGATCTTGTGCCAATTCGACGGTGTAGTTGCTGCTTAGAGCGCGAGTCTTTGCTTGGACAGCAACACGGTCGATTGAGAATGCCATTTGATTCCAGTTGGCATATGGTGAAGTCTTGCCGATTCCTTCGCCCTGTGAAGTCAAAATACCTCTAAGAGCATTAAAAGCAGTTAAGCCGGGTTTGACACCGCTTGAAAAAGCAGCAGACAAGCCTTTTCCTGTAACATAGCTTGAATCAAGTGTCCAACCTGAACCACCGAATGCAGCTTGTGGCTCTTGGAACATGGCTTCAACGTAGCCAGCGTTTCCGTAGGTTGTGCCAACGGTTCCGCCATAAGCATAGTTAGCGCGCATTGCAAAGATGAGGCCAGTTGGAGCGGTCATTGGTTGAACGCCGCAAATGTCATAAGCCATCAAATTGGGCATTGCACGGCGAACCAAGCTGATGAGAACTGGATCATATCCAGATACAGCAGCTGTATTGTAGCCGGTTGAGGTTGCTGGACCACCGAGATTGTTTCCAGAAGCCATGTCTTCAACGAGGTGTTGTTGACGAATAGCTTGTTCTTGGTTCTCTAAGAGAACTGCGGTTACTTTCTTACGATAGTCATCTTGAATGGAAGGAAGAGCTTCGTGACCAAGCACTGGCTCCCACTTCTCGGTTAATACGTCATATGGTGTGTTTTCTGCAAATTGCATTTTTATGTTATCTCCTGTGAGTAAAATTATTTAGAAAATTTTGTGTTTAGACCTTTTTATTAAGTCTTCCGATAGCTCCAACATAATTTTCTACTAAAGTTGTTGGTGCTTGTTTTACTGGTGCAAATGTTTGTTCTGGCTGAGACAATTTTGATGGAGCTGAAACCTTCGAAGCATTTACGTAATTTTCTCTAATTGCTACAAGCTTTTCACGATATTCTTCTGGGGTTTCAAAAGAAACATTTTCCATCAAGTTTTGTAGTTTTGCAACTTGTGTATCAGCAAGGTCTCTTGTTTCTGCTACGAAAATACCAGCACATTCAGTCAAAGAAACTTCTTTCTTGAGAGAAATGTTGTTATTTACTGCTTCATTGAGTTTTTCTTGCAATTGTCTATTTTGTTCATAGAGTTCATCAAGAACATTATATTTTTCTGCTGGAACATCAATATAATGGTTTTCAAAAAGATTCTTTAGACCACTAATAAAGTTTTCAGCAATTTGTGTCTTAATTCCTTGTTCAACGGCAACAGCATTATCTGTCATCCATTCTTCAACGACATAATCAAGATAATCATCAACTTTTTCTACAAGAGCTTCAGTTAAATTATCAAGATATTGTTTTACATTTTGGTCGGCGGATTCAGAAATTACTTCAACGACTTTTTGAACTCTATCTGCAATCGAAGCCTCAAAAATAGCTTCAAGTTTTACAATTAGATCTTCGTTAATATTTTCTTCACCGAGAAGAGAAACGAGAGCGTCGCGGAATTCTGCGCGGGCTTCTTCTTGCATTTCTTCTTCGCCTTCTTCGGTTTCTTCGGTTTCTTCACCTTCTTCTTCGGGCGAAGAATTGGCCATTTTTTGACCCCCACCCATTGAAAGTTGTGCTGACATAGGGACAACTGGAGCACCGACTGGAGTTGTCGATGGCATTCCGGTTACGACTGGTGACGCTGACATAGAACCTCTGCCTGTAGCATCATAATCTGGCTTTCCATCAGAAACAGCACCCAAGCCCATTGCTTGTGCTACTGCTTCGGAAATTGTTTTTTTGTTTGTATTTTTCATAAAAAGGATCCTTTAATCGATGTAAAATATTTAGAATAATTTAAAATTATGGTGTTGACCCCATTGGCGGTGACGAGGAAGGGGATGGGGTTGGAGGTGATTTAGGTGTTTTTGGTTTTGCTTTTTTTGAATTATTTTGGTTTTCTAAATCCTCTAAAGATGGAACTGATTTTGATTTTGGTATCAAAATTGGAGCAAAAGGTTTGCCCATTCCACCGAGAACATTTTGCATATTTGCGTTTGCAATATTTCCTAAATTAATATTTACAAAATCATAACCGGAAAGTTGTTTCAATTGTCCTAAAACATTCCCAGCAAAAGCTTTTCCAATAGATCCACCAAAATTTTTAGTTAATCTATCGGCAAAAGATTCTGCACCAGAGACAACATGGGGTCCCAACAAATCACCGATACCACCAGCAGCATACATGCCAGCAGCAGCAGCTTTATCCATGTTACTCATATCACCAAACATAACACTGTCTTTTTTTTCTTTTGTCGGTGCACCTGAACCCGAACCAATTGGACCAAAACTTGTTTTTGGTGGAGTTGGTTTGGAAGTTGTTAATACAGAACTTGATGATGCTTCATTTATATAATGATTTTCTGGAAAAAGAATAGAATAATTTTTTATTTTATAATTTGAATCATTATTTTTTTCAATAGATTCATTGATGCTGTACATCAAATACTGAAATTCTTCTTTTCCTATAAATCTCATTTTTATAAATTTTTAAAGTAATTTTCAAATATCTTTACAATATTTTTATTTAAATTTCTAGAAGAAGAATTTTTAATAGTTTTAATTGATTGTTCATGCATTCTTTCGGACCAAATTCCATTATTAAAAATCCATTCTCTTCCTTCCATAATACCATTGACAAAAGCATTTGGTGCAGATGGGTCAGCAACAATGTCTATTGCTGCCAACATAAAATCTTCTTGAACTTCTTGAAATCCATTTTTGGATTTCAATGATCCCATTCCACGTGTAGATACACCGAGTTGGGCTCCTTCATCGATAAGATTTTTTACAATTTTTCCCATTGGAGTATCAAGAACTTTTGCTCTTCCTACAATATTATTTCCGTCTTCGTGAAGTTCTTTTACGATATGCGATACTCTATCCAAATTTACGGTAGGACCGGTTGGATGGTTTAATTCTCCTAAAGCGCGCCCCTTTGCAACGTATTCATTAATGTATCTTTTGCATTCTTTTATTAATGTATTTTGTGGATAAATTCTTCCGTTGCGATTTTTTACTCCGGCTTGCATAAAAACACCATCAATGTAATAATTTTTATCGCCGTTTCCGACGTTTTCTTTGATGTATTTTATGTCTTCAGTTAATTCAGTTATTAGTTTCATTTTCTTTTCTCATGAAAGCTTTCTTAGAAATTTCTTTATATTTGGTTTCTAATTTGCTGCCAATTTTTTCATATAAAACTTTTGAGGTTTTATCTTTAAATTC